GTAATCGATCAGCTCCACCACCTCAGGGTCTGGTAGCTGCGCCAGGTCGATGGGGGTAAACGTTTTCATCCAGTCGCTCCCAAGCTCAATGGCACTCGCAGGCTCAAGGGTTCGTTGCTGTCCACGAGCGTTCCTTCGATGTCCAGGATTGCCTGGCCAGGCAAGTCACCCAGCGACAACTGAACACGGCTCAGCTGAACTCTCGGCTCCCAGCGCATCAGCGCTATCGCAGTGGCGGCATAGGCCTGCAGGCGGGTTGCGTCATTTAGAGGCCAGTCCACCAGGTCTGCGAGTTGGCTGCCGTATTCTCGGCGCATGACACGGGTCCCGATTGGGGTCGTCATGATGTCGGCGATCGACTGGGCTAAGTGGGCGTTCCCGCTCACTGTGCGCCCCGAGCTGCGGTTCATGCCGATCATGGGACTGGGCCTTCTGAGGTTTCGGTGCCCGACTTAACGCCAGAGGTTCTATGCGATATCAGGCTGATTTTCTGCGGGCCGGCCACGACGTCGGTTGTGACGGTAACCAGTCCCTCGATCAGAACGTCGCCAGTGATATGCACGCCGCCGGTGGCAATGAGGTTTGCTTTACCGCCCTGGGGCAGGGTTGCAGTCAGCGTGTGTGTTGCCGTGTCGTAGTCAATAACCGCACCGTCCCGGTACTTGCGGCGACGCCGTGTTGGGACGTTGTCTGGTGCGGGAAAGTGATCGCTGTAAAGGCCGAAGATCACGAAGCCCTGGGCAGGGTTTCCGGATGGCGACAGCACCAGGCATTGCTCGCCAACGCTCGGCGGGTCCCATTCGCTGTCTTCTCCTGCCCGCAGGGCAAAAAAAGGCAACCAATCGGTAAGCAGTCCGCCGGATTTCACACGGCAACGCGGGGGCTCCGGATCGAGCTCGGCGATAGTGCCGGCACGAATCAGGTTTTCAAGGCGTCGGGTCAGATCTGTCAGGATATCCATGCCGCCGATGTTGCAGGTCGCGCGTGCGAGCTGCACCGGCGGCGAGGTGTAGCGTGTGTGTCTACAGGGGAAGATCAGCCGGCGAGGTGATCGATCAGCAGGTTGCGAATGTTGTCCAGCTCGTCACCACTGAAACCCAGTAGCTGCCGTGCGTCATATTGGACATCGGCCTGGCCGCGCTCCGGGCGATCTTTAAGGCCATACTGGTGAACGCGCGCAATGCGACTCACCCGGCCCATGAACCCGACGGACAAACCATTTGTGGCGCTCTGGGCCCGAAGATATCGAGCGGTCTTGAGCTTGCGGAACATCTTCCCTTTGATCCGATCTTTTTTTCCGCGCAGATCCTTGGGTTTGCGAGGGGCGAAAGCCGAGCCGTCAGGGTTGCGCTGTGTAGTGATGCGTTTCTGCTGGCTGCGGCGCAGATCCCGCGCAACGTTTCCAAGCAGCTTCCGCCGCTCGCCATCGTCCAGCTTGGCCAGCAGCACGGATACCCATGTCTCAAGCGCTTGCAGGTCGTTGCTCATGGGCTTTCCCATCGAGTGATGAATTCTCCACCAGCAGTCCAGAGCTCAAGCCCCGGCATGGTGAATGGATCGTCGTCCACGGGAGGTTCTGGTGGGTGATTGACGATCAGCTTTCCATCGTCCTGGCGTTTGACGATCACGCGTTCCGTGAGGGGAAGTTTGATTGACAGGTCGACCTTGCTGTTGTCCAGCACGTCAGCCTCGAACGCGACCGCGCCTTTACTTAGTTCGAGGTTTTCCATCAGTTCTCGCTGATTCACGAGAATCCACGCGAACAAGGGAATGGCGATGCTGTCCGGGTGTCCGGCGTAATCAGTGAAGATAAGGTTCAGGGTGTAGTTGTATTCGAACGAGAGTCCAAAGGCTGCGGTGCTGCGCATGGTCCCATTGTCGATGAACACCATCAGTCGATCGGGATTTTTCTTGAGCTCAGGAACGCAGGCGAGCAGGTGAGCGCGCAGGGATTCAGGCTTGTTCATGGCCGCCTTTCCTGTTTCTGCTGATATTCGTAGACCATGTCTACTTGCGAGGCACATTGCGCCCAGTCGTTTTCGGTGGCGTCCTGGTCGTTGAGCAATGCCCCATTACTGCTTGGATTCGTCGCCGACAGCACGCACGGCACCACGGCCGGACAGCCAGTCGCGATAAGCTCCGGCGCCGGTGATGGCTGGACGGTCGCGCAACCGGCGAGCAGCATCAGGGAGAGGCTGCTCAGCCCACAGCCGAAGTTCTTGGTTTTCATGCTTCAATTCCTCGATCGTGCGCTGACGGCCGGCCAGATCCTGTCGCAACTGGTCTTGCGTGCCGCGCAATTTGGTTTGGGCTTGTCGCTCTGAGGCGAGGGTGTTCCTCAACTCACCGGAAACGACTTCGCTACGCTGAGCCCGCGCATTTGCCTGGCTCGCTTCTCCCTCGGCCAGCTCAACATTTTTTTCCGCGACGTCGATCCGCAGAGATTGACTCCAGATCAGGAGCGCGATGGCACCAAGGAGCGCGATGCCGTAAAGCGCCTGGCGCAAGGAGGTCATGCGCGGTACCAGCCGGCCGCATTCATAGCGGCCGTATCCAGGTGGCGTAGCTCGCCGCAAAACACCATGGCTTTGATTCCTGGGCTGGCCACGTGGATTGCTTCGGCCAACTGACGAGCTACCTCGGCCGGCGTGTCCGCTGGCAACACGAAAACGTCGCCGTCACGAGGGCTGATCCTCACTAATTCGTTCGGATTGATCATGCGACCTCCGGCAGTGAGCAGCCTGCGGAGTGGCGTTTGTAGGCGCGTTCAAGCTTGGTGTCGTAGAGGTTGCGGGCGTAATCAGGACCGTTGTATTCCTTCGCAAACGCTGCCCACTTCTTGCCTTTCAAGGCTTTGAGCAAGATCGGATCGGCCTCCACGAAACGCACGAAGGCTTCGAATTGTTCGTTCTCGTTCGCCGCCATGCGGCGGGTGAAGTCACTGACGCTGCTGTATCCAAGCCGTAACGCGTGGTAACCCATCACCTGAAACGCCCCCCAACTGGCGGACTCCAAAGCGCAGGTGTCATCGATCGCCCGAGCATTGGCCAGGCGTTGGTGCTCAGCCGTGCCGCCCGAGTAGCCGCCGGGTTTTGTGTTAACCAGGTTTGGCTGGGTAGCTGCAAACTGATTGGCACGTTCCCGCAGTGCGTCAGCATCATCACCAGGATCGCGCGGGGTGGCTAACTGGCGGTACATGATGTGCCGTTCGAACAAAATTTTCGGCTTGCCGTTGCTCAGGAAGCCGCTGCCCTGACTTTCTACCTCGTTTACAGCCATCACGGCAGCGAGCTCGACACCTAGGCGCGCAGCGGCGCTCACCAATGCGTTGTTCTGCAGAAGATTCGAGCAATCGACCCCGGCCAGAGCCTGAGCGGTTTTCGGCCCCGCAATACCGTCGATTACCAAGCCAACCTTTCTCTGGTAATCGCGCACGGCCGCTTCAGTGGTGTCACCGAAAACCCCGTCCGGATCAAGGCTCGCGCCGAACCCTTTGAGACGCTGCTGTAACGTGCGGACCTCTTGGCCCCGGTCGCCATGGCGTAAGACGCTCATATCTGCTCTACCTTGCGTTTGAAAATAGATTTGGCGATGGCGCGGGTGGTTTCCACACCCAACAGACCAATGACGCCGCCAAAGAACGGGCCGGTCGTCGCGGGGATCCCCAGCAGCGAAAGGCCATGGCTTGCAGAAAGGGCTAGCAAGCCACACAGCGGAGCCTCAAGGAGTACTCGGCGCCATGTGCCGCCGCCGTACATGATTCGTAGCGCCGCGATCACGGCAGCAAGGCCCCCCGCGTAGAAGGCAGGCCAGTTCTGTTGCAGCCAGGCAGCGAACCAGGCCCATGTTTCCGGTTTGTCAGGCATGCGCGTCGATCCGCTGTCCGAGGTTGAAGGTGGGGTGACATCCCTGTTTGTTACGTGGTGAGTCAGTCCCATAGATTCACCATTTGCAGTTCAGGCGCCTGTGGCGCCGCGTCGGGGATCGAAACGAGAGTGCCGTGCGGCAGAATCGTCCCGAAATCTGACAGTCCTGGATTGGCCTCAAGCACCGCTTCAGTGACGCCGGCAGTCCGGCCGTATATCCGCCAACAGATGGCGTCGACGGTGTCGCCCTGGAGGGCATGCACGGTGCTCCCCATCAGATGAGCTCCACAGTGGAATGCCCGACGCCTAAAAGATCCCGGATGGCAAACCGCGCATCACGCCGATACTCATCGACTGAAGGTGTCAACTCGTCCGCGTTCTTGTTGCCTTCGACACTGCTGTCATAACTGCGGTAGCGTTCGGCGAGCTCAGCACCCACCGAGCAGTAGATAGCTCGGCGATACAGGTGAACGAACTTGCTTTCGCCGTTGATTTCAGTGGTTGGTACATCCGCGAGAGAGGCATAGCCGTTCGCAGTGTGCGCCGCGCAAATCAGGGCCAGCTCGCCATTAACTTGAATCAGCGCGTTTACGGTCACGACTTCAATACGGGCGTCGGTAATGCTGCCGTCCAAGCGAATAGACTTACGCATTTGGACGACATCGATGTCAGGCCAGAACCCGTCATTGGTGATGACGAAAGGTTCTTCGGTGCCGCCGGTGGCAATGAATCCGCTCATGTTTCTGCCCTAAGTCGGCGGTGGCCGAGGCGTCACAGCAAGGAAAGGAGAGAAACCTGCTGATCAGCCTCGGGCCGCCGGGGTTGCGGGGTACGCTCGGTCAGCTCCCTGGTGGGGGAGCAATTTTTTTCAGGAGGCGCTCGGCGCCGTCCAGATCCTTCTTGCCACCGCAGCTGTTATTCAGCTCGATCGCACGTTTAAGCAGTTCAATACCGGCCATTACCTGACCGGGTTGGCCGGGGTTATCCACGTCCAGCCCCGCCACCGTGGCGCGTCCAGTGGCCAGGTACAGCTTCGCCCTGGCCTCGTCGGGCATGTCGTGGTCAGCGGTCAGTTCCTTGGTGCGATGCAAGATTGCGAGGTCGAACGTCTCATTGGTTTTCTGTGCTTTCAAAGCCGCTTCCGCGATCTCTTCGGCAATCAGGCAACCGGTGGTGCGCTCGAAACGGTCTGGCATCAGCAGGTTGTGCTGCAACACGTACGCTGCGATATCGAGAGCACCGGAATATTCGGATGCGTCTACACGCCAGATCATGATCGTGGTGAGTACTTCGTCCTGGGCGCCGTTACCTGTTGCCAAAACGCCGTCGACGTAGGGCACATAGGCCGGCAGAAGCTGCAACTTCAACGCCGCCTTACCTTCGTTCGACTGGATGCCCTTAAGGCGCAGGCGATCCTGTAGCAGTTGAGCCAACTGCATTTCGTAAGCCGTCCCGCCCGCCATCGATACGGACGGCGTAGCGGCAGCGGCTTCTTGAGACGCGAGCGCCTGCAGCCGATGACGTTGGGCGAGAGAGAGAGCCATGGTTATGCGGCCTCTTCGATGTTTTCGACCAAAGCGCCCAGACCGAAGTCTTCGACGACGTAGGCTTCGTTCGAAGACTGGTAGTCGGCGATGCGATCGCGCTCCGGCTCTTCACGGGTCATACGGCGACGGCCACCGATCTGGAAGTAGATCGACAGGTTCTTCAGGGTGGTGATGAAGATGCCACCGTCGATGAAGAACGGGGCGTCCACTACAGGCAGTCCGCCCAATGTACCGTTAGCAATGATTCGTGCCGCAGCAAGCTCGTTTTCGTTGTCCGCCGCGCCTTCGATGTTGGCCAGGAACTTGGAGTGCAACAGATTGCGGTCGACCAACACGACCAGATCCGGACGCTTGCGATGCCATGGGTCCAGCAGCTGGATGGCGTCGTAGACCAGACCGTCGAGAGTCTTGTAGTCGCCGTTCGGGCCGACCGTGACCTTGCCGGCGACCTTGCCGCTGCTCAGGACACGCTCGGGCGCCTTGGTGCGGTACTTCTCCAGCCAGCCGATGTTCACATCCTGCAGCAGCGGGTTGTTAACGCGGTCGGTATCAGCGGCAACCGATTTTCCGTTGAAACCGATCATGATGCGGTCAAGCGCCTGTTGCCCGACGATGGCACCCGACAGGCGAGCTTGGAAGTCTTTGAACTTCGCCCAGGCATCCAACAGCTGATATTTCACGTAGGTGTCGAAGTCGGTTTTCTTGCAGCTGTAGGTGTCACTTTTCAGTGTGCCTACGCTTCGAGGGTCGCGAGCCTTGGTCGAAGTGTCGGTCCGGCCAGCGATCGTCGAGCCCACACCCAACAGGATCGCTTCGCCTTCCTGTTCATCGACGCCGATGATGTTGATCTGCTTCAGGAAATCACTCGATTCCTGGATTGCCGTTTCCAGCGTCTGCTGGATCGTTGGGGTGACGGTGAATTTCTCTGCCGCCGAGGCTACAGCGTTGAGCAGGGCTACCTGCCGGGTGAAGCCGTTGAAGGCGAGTCGAGTTTCGTTACGCATGGTGTTCTCCAGGTAAACCTTGTGATGATCGGTCCGATCAGTAAGCGGTCAGCACTGAGCCTTCGCCGCCTACTACAGGTGGACGGCTCACTTGGCTGTGGTCCTGACTGTCGCCCAGGCGTTTGATCAGGTCGTTGAAGTCAGTGCTGAGCTTGTCGTACTTGCCCTGCAGTGATTTGTTGGCTTCCTCGATCGAGGTGAACAGCTTTGATTGCTCGGCTGCGTGGCCGGCAAGCACCTCAACGACTTCGTTTAGTTTCGAGAACTTCCCGTCGTCGGTAGCGGGCTTGTCATTCTCGACGGGCTTGTTTTTTTCTTTGGCCGAACCCAGCAGCTCGGCAACGCGAGCGAACAGTTCCTCGATCTTGCTGGGGGCTTCTTCAATCTCATCGAATTCCAGCTTCGCTTCGAGCAGCTCCGAAAACAGGTTGTCCGGTTTGCTCTTACGCGCCTTGAGCGGTGATGCGTCAGGGTTCTGCGCGCTGAACGTGAGCATCTCGGTGCCCAAGCTTGCGGGGGAGTCGGTGACAGCCAACCCGTCGAGGTAAGCGCGGCCTGTGTCCGCGAACTTCGGTGCGATCTCGATGCTGGTGTACAGCTTCTGGCGCGCTTTGTTCATGGCGATCAGGTCGGCAGTGGGCTCGATCTGAACGAACAGGGCCAGCTTCTTCGCACCGTTGACGTCCACTTCTTCTGTCTTCGCAGCGAGGACATCCCCATAAGCGCGAAACGGGCTGTCGGGCAGGACGCTGCGGTAATGCTCCATCCAGACGCGCGCAGCGTAGGTGTTCGGGTTGTAGGTTTCTGCGGCGTCGACCAGCCACTGGCGCTCAATCTGGCGGCCGTCAGTGGTCGCGCCTTCAACGGCGACGCGAAACCATTTGGAACGAAATTTCTTACTCATTGAGCGGGTCCTCAAAGCGATGCTGCTGGGTGCAGTTGCGTTGAGGTGCATCGTCGACATTGGCGCTTTTATGAGCAATCGGCGCCAGTTGTAACCTCGGGCCCTACACGGCCCGTCACTACGCCTTCACGCGCGCGTGGCGTCAGCATCGCCGCCATGACGACAACCGAAGCCACACCAATCCGCGATAACCGCCGCCAGGCCAAGTTCCTCTACTGGACAGGCCTGCGGATCTGCGCGATCGCGGAAATGCTGGGCGAGAAAGAAAAGACCGTTCACGCCTGGAAGACGCGGGACGAATGGGACAGGGCCGACAACGTCGAGCGTATAGGCGGGGCACTGGAAGCGCGCTTGGTGCAGTTGATCCTGAAGGACGGCAAGACTGGCGGCGACTTCAAAGAGATTGACTTGCTGCATCGCCAGTTGGAGCGACAGGCTCGCATCGAGCGGTACAAGAGCGGCGGCACCGATACTGACCTCAACCCCAATCTGGCAAAGCGCAACGAAGGCCCGAAGAAAAAAGCGGCACGCAACGAGTTCAGCGAAGAGCAGATCGAGCTGCTCACCGAGGCGTTCACGGATGGCTGCTTTGGCTATCAATTGGACTGGTACCGGGCGAGCAATCAGCGCACCAGGGCCATCCTCAAAAGCCGGCAGATCGGGGCGACCTACTATTTCGCCCGAGAGGCTTTCATTGACGCTCTGGTCACCGGCCGTAATCAGATTTTTCTGTCGGCATCGAAGAATCAGGCACACATCTTCAAGGCGTACATTCAGGGATTTGCGCGTGAGGTCTGCGGGGTTGAGCTGACCGGTGATCCCATCATTCTGTCCAACGGCGCCGAGCTGCACTTCCTTGGGACAAATGCCCGAACCGCTCAGGGTTACCACGGTAATTTCTACTTTGACGAATTCTTCTGGACGTTCAAGTTCAACGAACTGAACAAGGTCGCCAGCGGCATGGCGATGCAGAAGCAATACCGGCGTACCTATTTCTCGACGCCATCGAGCATGGCGCATGAGGCTTACACCTTCTGGACTGGCGAGCGGTTCAACAAGGGTAAGCCTGCTGCCCAGCGCCTCAAAATGGACGTGTCACACGACGCCCTGCAGCAGGGGAGGCTTTGCGAGGACAGGATCTGGCGCCAGATCGTCACGATCCTGGACGCCGAGCAACGCGGCTGCGATTTGTTCGACCTGGAAGAACTTCGGCTTGAGTACAACGCCGACGCGTTTGCCAACCTGCTCATGTGCCAGTTCGTCGACGACGGGGCGAGCATCTTTCCGCTCAACGTTCTGCAGCCATGCATGGTCGACAGCTGGGTTGAGTGGTCCGAAGACTACAAACCATTTGCGGCCCGCCCGTTTGCCGATCGTCAAGTGTGGGTGGGGTATGACCCCGCTGAAACGGGTGATAGCTCAGGGCTGGTGGTCGTGGCGCCTCCGCTGGTACCGGGCGGGAAATTCCGCGTGCTCGAGCGCCATCAATTCCGGGGGATGGATTTCGCGGCGCAGGCCGAGGCGATTCGTCAGATCACGATGCGGTATTGGGTGACGTATATCGGTATCGACATCACCGGCATGGGCTCAGGCGTGGCCCAGCTGGTGCGCCAGTTCTTCCCGAACGTAACCACTTTCAGCTATTCGCCAGAAGTGAAGACACGCCTGGTGCTCAAGGCATACGACGTGATTCACAAGGGACGCCTCGAATTTGATGCCGGCTGGGTCGACATGGCCCAGTCACTGATGGCTATCCGCAAAACCATCACGGCCAGCGGCCGGCAATTTACCTACACCGCAGGCCGCAACGACGAAACAGGGCATGCGGATCTCGCCTGGGCGCTCTTCCACGCACTGCAGAACGAGCCGCTTGAGGGCCAGACCTCAACGAATACCGGCTTCATGGAGATTTATTGATGAGCAAGCGCCGCAACGGAAACCACCAAAACAGCCCCGTAATCCAGCCCCCGGTCACCGGGGAATTGCTGCCGGCATCTGGCGGCAAGATGGAAGCCTTCACATTTGGTGACCCTACGCCCGTGCTCGATGAGCGCGGAATCCTGGACTACTTGGAGTGCTGGCTGAATGGTCGATGGTATGAGCCGCCCATGTCGCTGGACGGCTTGGCCAAGTCATCACGCGCGAGCGTCTTCCTGCAGTCGGGGCTGAACTTCAAACGCAACATGCTGGCCCGAACCTTCATCCCACACAAATTGCTGAAGCGGCAGGCGTTTGAACAGTACGCCCTCGACTTCCTGTGGTGCGGCAATGGGTATCTCGAAAAGCGCGACAACATGCTGCGCACCACGCTTGGCCTGCAGCCTGCTCTGGGCAAATACATGCGGCGCGGCGTGGATATGGACACCTACTACCAGGTGCGTGGCTGGAGCGATGAGCACGAGTTCAAGAAGGGAACCGTGTTTCATCAGCGTGAGGCAGACATTAATCAGGAGATCTACGGACTGCCTGAGTGGTTGCCGGCGCTGCAAAGCGCGTTGCTCAACGAGTCCGCCACGCTGTTCCGGCGCAAGTACTACAACAACGGCAGCCATGCCGGTTTCATCATGTACATGACCGATACCGCCCAGAACGAAACCGACGTCGGGGCCCTTCGTAATGCGCTGAAGTCTGCCAAGGGCCCCGGCAACTTCCGCAACCTGTTCATGTACGCGCCCGGTGGCAAGAAGGACGGTATCCAGTTGATCCCCGTCAGCGAGGTCGCGGCGAAGGATGAATTCGGCTCTATCAAGAACATCAGTCGCGACGACATGCTCGCGGCGCTGCGCATCCCGCCTCAGCTGATGGGCATAGTCCCGCAAAACGCTGGAGGTTTCGGTTCGATCAAAGAGGCGGCAGAGATCTGGGCAATGAACGAGCTGGAGCCTATCCAGGCTCGCATGCAGCAACTCAACGACTGGCTGGGCGAGGAGGTGGTGCGCTTTCGACCGTTCGAGGAAGCATCAGGCGGACCAAGTATGCTCAATCCCTAACCGCAAATTACTCGACGGGCAGTGCTGGCGTGAAGGAAATCGCTGATGCAGACTACTGTAAATCAATACAGTGGTCTGGCAGCCATGAAACGAAAGCTTCCTCCTTTCCGACCCGTCACTCAGATTGAGCTGCGGCAGATCTGGGTTTCACATCCTGAAAGTCGTCGCCTGGTCCTCGAAATTGAGCGGTACCGTCGAGTCATGGCCGAGATCGACATATTTTATAAGTCGACACATCAATCGTGGCGAGACACGGTTGGGGGCAACCTGGTTGCGCTAAATCTGCTGGCCCAGGTGATGCTTGATGAGGGTACCCGTCTACCTTAGCCGACTAGGGCTTGGTTTGATCTTCGGTTTCTGTTCCCTTGGTTGCGAGAAAGAACGCACTACCGGGGAATATCTCTTTCGCAATTTTATGTAA